TAATCACTGTGGACGTAGTGGCTCAGCCTAGCGCCCCTGGTGCATATCCAACTCCCATTTATGAGCATATCATGAATGCAAGAGGCGGATACAAGGCATTTGAATTAGCACAGGCTACAAAACACGATGACAAGGCACAGAAATATTTAAAAGAGAGCTTATTAAACATAATAAGCAGGCTCCGATAACCGAGGAGAAAACTATGTTGGACGCATTAAAAGAACTCTTCGAGAGCAGCGCACTTTCAGAAGAAGTAAAAGCAGAACTACAAGAAGCTTGGGAGACGAAAGTTACTGACAATCGTCGTCAAGTTACTGCTGAGCTTCGTGAAGAATTTGCTCAGAAATATGAACATGATAAAACTACAATGGTGGAAGCTATTGATAGCATGTTGTCTGAGAAACTTGCTGAGGAAATTACAGAATTTTCAGAAGATCGCAAACAACTTGCAGAAGCAAAAGCAAAATATGCTATTGCAATGCGTGAGAATGCAGATTTAATGAAAGGCTTTGTAATGGATCAGCTTCAGAAAGAAATTTCTGAACTACACGAAGATAAGCAAGCGATGGCGGCTAAACACGCACAGCTTGAAGACTTTGTAGTTGAAGCTCTTGCTAAAGAAATTGCAGAGTTCCACGAAGATAAAAAAGATTTAGCAGAAACGAAAGTACGTTTAGTTCGTGAAGCTAAAGAACACTTTGCTAAAGTTAAAACTAACTTTATCGAAAGAAGTGCTAAAGCAGTATCTGAAACAGTTGATGGCGCATTACGCGGCGAAATTGGTCAACTTAAAGAAGATATTGAAGAAGCACGAAGAAACGACTTCGGTCGTAAGTTATTTGAAGCATTCGCTAGCGAATATTCAACTAGCTACCTAAACGAAAATAGCGAAACTGTGAAGCTAATGAAAGTTGTTGATACTAAAGACAAGCAACTATCAGAAGCCAAACAAGCTGCTGAGAAAGCTATCGCACTTGCAGAAGCACAAGTTGTGGAAAACAAGAAGATAACAGAATCAGCAAGACGTGAGAAAACAATTAATGGCTTAATTGCTCCTTTAAACAAGGAACAAAAAGATATTATGACAGACTTACTGGAAAGTGTACAAACTGATAGACTTAATAAGTCTTTTAACAAGTACTTACCATCAGTTATTGACGGAAATACTCCAGCAAAGCGTAAGGCAGTTTTAGCAGAGGCAAAAGAAATTACAGGCAACAGAGAAGAAACACAAATGACAACTAAAGCAGACGAATCTAACGTATTAGACTTACGCCGTCTTGCTGGATTAAACTAAGGAGATAAAAGATGTCAGAACTATTAGAAAGCCGTTGGTCAGACACAAAAACAGCTCTTCTTGAAGGCCTAGAGGGTAACAAGAAGTCTGTAATGGCTGCCACGCTAGAAAACACACGCAAGTACTTGTCAGAGAGTGCTACAGCAGGTGCAACATCAGCAGGTAACGTAGCTACACTTAACCGTGTAATTTTACCTGTAATTAGACGTGTTATGCCAACTGTTATTGCAAACGAGCTCGTTGGTGTACAACCAATGACAGGACCAGTTGGTCAAATTCACACACTACGTGTACGTTACGCTGATGCGTTTAACGGCGCTGCAGGTGGGTCTACAACAGCTGGCGAAGAAGCATTAAGCCCATTCAAGATTGCTGAAGGTTACTCAGGTAACACAAATGGTAAAGCAAGTGCAACATCTTCATTAGAAGGTGAAGCAGGCAACCAAATGTCAATTCAGATCTTGAAGCAAACTGTTGAAGCGAAGACACGTAAATTGTCAGCTCGCTGGACATTTGAAGCAGCTCAAGATTCACAAGCAATGCACGGCATTGATGTTGAAGCTGAAATTATGGCTGCTCTTGCACAAGAAATCACAGCTGAAATTGACCAAGAAGTATTAGGTTCTTTGGCTTCATTAGCAGGTACTGCTTCTGAAGATTTCGACCAAGCTGCGGTATCAGGTACTGCTACTTTTGTTGGTGACGAACATGCTGCATTAGCTGTTTTGATCAACAGAGTATCAAACCAAATCGCTCAACGCACACGTAGAGGCGCTGGTAACTGGGCAGTTGTGTCACCATACGCATTAACTGTACTACAGTCAGCAACTACTTCAGCGTTTGCACGTACAACAGAAGGCGCTTTTGAAGCACCGACTAACACCAAAATGGTTGGTACATTAAACAATGCAATGAAAGTATATGTTAACACATACGCTTCAGATGACAGTGATGTATTAATTGGTTACAAAGGTTCAAGCGAATCAGATGCAGCGGCATTCTATTGCCCATACATCCCGCTAATGAGCTCAGGTGTTGTACTAGATCCATCAACATTCGAACCAACAGTATCATTTATGACACGTTATGGTTATGTTGAGCTAAACAACACTGCGTCATCTTTGGGTAACGCAGCTGACTACTTAGGTAAAGTAGCTATCAACAACGTTAGCTTCAAGTAATTACTTAATAGTAATAGCATTAAAATAGGACCTTCGGGTCCTATTTTTTTGACTAAATAAAATTAGTTTAGTCCGCTCGAGAGACTCGCATAGGTTCATGCGTTAAAAGAATCGTATACTATCTGTTACATAGGAGAAATACGATGACTAAAGAACTAACCTTTATATATCGCGGTGTTAAGTACACTAAAACCGTAAGAGTATAATTCACGTAGGACAAGGATGTCCTTTTTACTTTTTTCTTTTTTGATAAATACTTGTGTTATAGAGTTCCTCATATGAGGACTTATGCGGATTCCACCGCGTAGACCCTAGAACGGCAAATGATTTAAACAAAGGAGATATAATCATGGGAAGACCAATTAATAAAAGATTTTTCGGAGAGCCAACAGCAGATGGCAACGAAATCAAAGTACGTTATCGTGCTACAGGACAAGCAGAAGCAAACGGTTGGATTGTAAAGCAATTAGGATCTAAAAAGTTCCGTTGCTACGATGGTACTAACACAATGGATTGTTACTTAGTTGACAAATCACAAGGCACTTTAGCAGTAGGCGATATGACTATTACAGTTAAAGACGATGGCGGAACAGCTCGTCAAGTTACTAAAATTTCAGGTCGTATGGTAACACTTGACTCAGGTGACAAAATTGCTTGGAACTTCAGTGATGCTGCCGATGACAATGCAGTTGAAATGGAAGAAGCTGGCACAGATGATGCATTCACTGGCGCAGATGATTTCGAAGCTGACTAAGACTAGAATAGTAGGGGAGAAATCCCCTACTTACTTTTAAGGAATAATACATGTCAAAAATAGTAAGAGTATCAGACGGTAACTATAAAATTGCAGTAGCAGAGGATCACAGAATTACCTTTGATGTCGGATCAGGCGGCAGAGGTGACGGAAACGGTACTGTGTATATTACTGGTGACTTAATGGTTGAAGGTACAAACACTTCATTAGAAACTGTTAATACTGTAATTGAAGACAACATTATTACTTTAAACAGAGGCGAAAGTGGATCTGGCGTTACTAGAGATAGCGGTACATCGGGCTTACAAATTGATAGAGGTTTAAAAGTTGATGCTTATTGGGTATTCGACGAAGCAATTACATGGTATGATCCAACAGGAATTACATATCAAGGAACATTTAAAGCAACTGACAATGATGACAGAATATTAGGACTACAAACACCTAATATTACTACAGACGGTACAGATTTAAATTTATTAGGCCCTTATTCAACAAGCGGCGGCATAGAAGCTAATCCAGGGTTAATTAAAATTGCTGGTGAAGACGGTGCACCTTATCTAGCTAAGATGAACCTTACTAAAGATCCAGGCGATCCGTTGTCAGAAGTTGATGGAAACATTATTCCAAACGTATCTTATGTTAATGATTATGTTTTAACATTCTTTAACAATACAGTGCCTAACAGAATTGAATCTGGTATTATTCCAGATGCAATTACTAGCGTAAGAGCTTTTGATAATTCAGAAGATGGCGGAACTAGTAAAGTAGTGTTAAGTGTTGACGGAAATGCAGTACAAGAAAACTTTGATAATTATGTAGAAATGTATGGATTAATTATCCAAGACACTGACTT